TATAAACTTCTTATTATTTGTATTTATTTTCAATTTTTATATAAAATTCATATTGTAACAAGTATAATATGAATTACTTTACATTTTTGTTTCAATTATTATAAATAACATCACGCAATTAAACGCCTTAATTACTGTAAGCGCTCTGACTCCCATAAGTTTCCAAATGGGGAGGACTGTATCTTAAGCCGACTCTGGTTGCTTAAACCTTCATCGTCGACCCATATCCGTTCAGTCTCTGACACCCTACCATAGACTAGCAAATCATCATTAGGTAGTAAGTATGCGGATTGCCCAATCCTTTTCATTATTACCATACCTGAGTTAATTACTCTCAGCCAGAACACGCTTTCGCAATGTTCCTTGGTAGAAAAGGCTCTAAGGGGATTCCCGAACAACAAGATATGTCGCAGTATTTGGTATTCACCAAAACTACTAGCAGATAGACTGGGTAAAATGTTTCGTGGTCCTAAATGGTTTTCTATAGCAAGAGCACGATTTGCTATAGCATTCTGCTTTTTGGCCCTCTCTTTTCGTAGTCAAGACGAAAAATTGAGGCCACCCATGCCACTCATAATTCTTAGCACGTTATAATTGGTGGCGTACACACGAACCTTGGCGGTTCTGGTACCTTCAACGGTTGCGTTGGAAAGAACTAATTGAAGAGTAGCGTTATCAATTCTGGAGAAGTTGCATGTGCCACTTGGTTGATGTTCTTCTGGGCGAAGAGCAAATGAGTACACGTTAATACCCTCATCAGGATTGCGGGTATGTGTTTGGTATGGTTGTACCCATGAGAAGTATGAACCTTCACGCTCGGAGAAACGATCTTGTCCGTTAAGTTGTAATTTGGCAACAACAACTGGGTTTTGTCCCCAACAATGCATGTCCAAAGAGGTTTCGGATAATACGAAGGTACCAGCATCAGATACTGATGATCCTTCGTTGTGTCCCTTACCACCGAAATCGGAGGTAGTTAAACCTAGAGAAGCTAATGCGGCAGCATTGTCAAGAGCAGGGTTTAATGGGACAGCAGATCCACCAAAGTTGGTTTCATTGTATGCGTTGTTGTTGACTCCTCCGTGCCAGTATCCAGTGAAACCATCAGGGATGGAAGCATCAAGAGCACCAGCATCTTGGAATAAACCACGAGCATCAATGAAAGCATTGGCACCGGCGGTGGCATCAGGACCTCCAAAGGCATGGATAGCGTTTGGAAGAGCATCGATGGCATCAGTGTAGTTGAATGGTTGGGCACCTAATACCTTGAATAAAGTGGCATCACATAAAAGGGATGAACAGTAATCTACGTTTTGATCAGGTTGGACGACCCAGATTAATTCCTTAACAGGGTGGTTGAAGTTCAACTTGATTTTGTTGGATGAGGAACCGACGGATTCATCACCAGTGAATTGTAATTGGGTGATTAAGTATTCATGAGGATTTTGTGCGAATCTTCTGCGTTCATCAGTATCTAAGAAGACATAGTCAACATATAAGGAAGCAGCAACAAGGGATTGGTTGTATGCGATGGTGGCAGTGACTGGAGTTCCAACTTGGTATTGGTTGGCAGCACTGTTGGCATATGGACCTTGTTTTGGGTTTTGGGTGGTGTTGCAACTTAATGAAGTAACAGCCCATAAACATTCATCAATTGGTCTTAAATCAAGGTTAATCTTGACTTCGTGGTACTGTACGAACCACTTATACCCCTTCTTTCGAAGTATTTATTGGCATTCTCATTGCGATTAACTTGTTACATAAATGAGAACTTAGCCAGGGACTAGACTATATCTTAAGTCTTCTATGAAGTTGATTAGACTTCTCAGACCCATAACCATTTAGTCGTTGAACCGTCCTCATATCCTTATCATAATGGAATTAGAGGCTTGGCTGCGGATTGTCTATTTCAAATACCTTTTCAGTATTATCATACGAGGGATTTTTACCATACCTGAGTTCTAATCTCAGCCATCGCAAACTTTCATTTACGATTTGGTACCCTAAAAATTGATTATTTTGTGAATTAAAGCGTGTTACATTCACGATATTATTAAAATAGTAGTGTAGTAGTAGTTTGTCTTTTTTTTGTAAATTTTCAGTAGAAGTAAGTGGTTGTAAATTAGTCCAATGGAAACAAATCATTTTATCATTGTCATTTATTAAATTGAATCGGTTAATAGGTAATATATGATCTATATGCCAATAACTACCTAAATTATCCCAATTCATATTTTCATCAAACCTAAATTCTAACCATTTTTTAAGAAATTCTATATCACAACCAAGATACTCAATAGAAGATTTGTTTTTGTTTCTTTTTAATGCCTTGCTTAATCTGCTTCTAATAATTGAAACCAATTGAAAGTTTTCATCATTTTTATATCTTTCTTTTAAAACTTCTTTTCTTTTGGTCGAATTTTGTTTTAATCTTAGTTTCTCCTTTTCTTTTACTTCTGGTTGATTTAAATATTCTTTATGTCTTTCTTTTATTTCTGGTTTATTTCTATATTCTTCATATCTTTGTTTTACTTCTGGACGATGATAATATTCTTTGTATTTTTGTTTCTCTTTTTCTTTCACTTCCGGATTACTTCTATATTCAGCTTTTCTTTGTTTAATTTTTCCTTTATTTTCCAAACAAAACTGTTTTGAATATATACTTATACAATTTTTACATTGACTTCGTACACCATCTTTTTTAGTTTTATCTTTTGTAAAAGAATCAATCGTTTTTATTAATTTACATTTACTACATGTTTTTTCAATTATTGTATTATGATTTTCTTCAATTTCCATTCTACTATTTATATTTAATACATACACTTTATTTTTAATCAATTTTATTTTTACATCTTTAAGAGTTTCCCGCAATTTGGATATGTTGCCAGTTGCGATTCAATAGCAACTGACTAGCATCTGGGATTGACAATTTTCATTGTCCCGAGACCACAACAATTTTTCTCTAAAGCATTGCTCGGATACTTTAGGTTGGACACTTTTCTGCCCTACAGATTTTAAGGCAATTAAAGGTAACGCGAGACCGGGATTGGTGCAAAACCAAAATTGTAATGGAACATACAAGGTAGTCTCTGGTAAAGCGTTACGAGGAGCGCACACTTGACGAGGTGCGGTGGAGTCACAAGGACCATCAACATCAGCGAAGGATGGATCAGTGATGAAGGTTAATTGGGTGGTGTTACCAATCATCTTGAAGTATCCACGTTGTTGTTCGGAGGTCATGGTAAGTTGGTTCCAGATGTGCATCCAATCACCGTATTGACGGTCAATGCGTTGACCGCCAATTTCAACTTCAACTTGGGCGATTAATTGCTCACCAGGGTAATCTAACCAACGAGCATAGACAGAGTGAGCACCTGAGGATAAGGTGGATGAGTTGCCCATCAATTGGTTGATTTCAGGAAGGGTGACCTGTAAGTAGGTTCTGTAAGCAAGATCACCATTTCTGGAGATGATGCAGGTGACACGGCGACCGAAATCGGCTTGACCGTTGAAAGTTTGTTCGATTGACTCAATCGAAAAGTTGGTGTAACGTCTGTAAGTTACTTTCCAAAAAGTAATTTGAGGATTTCCTGTACATTTCCTCTACCTTATTTTTCAATAAGGATTAGACTATATCTTAAAAAGAGGTTACATTAATTTTATTTAATTTCATTTCAGCAATTTCTAATTTTAATATAAACTCTTTCGAAAACCATTTAGTCGTTGAACCTTCTTCTTTAAATTTATTCAATCTTTCAATAATATAATTAACTTGATTCATGTCGATCTTTTTTTTAGATGAGTTATATTTAACTGTTACTGGCATCATATTTGACCAGTTCCAGCATTGTAGTTTTTCATCTTCGTTCGTTAAATCAAATTCGCATACAGGTATAATATGGTCTATAGACCAAAAAGAACCATAATTTTCCCAATTCATTTGTTCTGTGAAATTATATTCAAACCATTCTCTCAAATATTGGATATTACAACCAATATAATTCATTGTTGAATCATTTTTAATTAAAACAGTTCTTAAACGGGCTGCTATAGATTTTTTAATTCTGTAATTCATATTTGTTTTTCCTACAGTTCTACACCATTCCATTTTTTGTTCTTTTAAAAATTCTGGATAACAAGATAGACATATCTTCTTTTTATAATGCTTTTTCAGTTTGGCAAAATCTTTTAAAACTTTTTCTTCATTACATTTTTCACATTTTGCTAAAACAGTTTCGTATTTTTTTTGTCTAACATTTTTTTTTCTTGTTTTATCCATTTCATTCAAACAACTTTTACAAGTTGCTCCGTATGAATTTTTTTCACAGTATTTTCTAAATTTATCCATTGGTTTATTAACTTCACATTTAATACAGTTTTTTTCTATAATTTCATTTTCCATTTGTATATTGTATGCGTTTATATTTATATTGTTGTATAAATTAAATAGTTTAAAGAAGCTTGGATGCTCATTGCCCATTTCAATTTTAAATAAAAATATCATCTTATTCATTTTTACTATACCCAAGTTTTTTGTCTTGGCCGCAATTTTTTCACAAAAATTGTTTAGTAGAATAAGTTTTAGGGGTTTCAAGCAATTTGATTTTCTCACTAGGGCTTTTCAAATTGAATAAACTATATTCAATTTCCCTAATTAACATCAGTGGTACTCTCTATAAAAGACAAGTGTCCACAAAAGGCTTTATGAATATCTTATTTTTTCGATATTCCCTGATGTTTTTCTACCCTACAGGCTTTTAAGGTAAACGTCCTGAGCGCCGTAAGCTACGAGTTGCATTAATCCGCCTCCCATTTTATAATATTGCTAAAGAAAAAAAATATTTGGATTTTAATTTAATTATAAAATTAATTAATAATCTTATAATTCAACCCCCCCACTCGTAAAATCTACGAAACACACTTGTTTATGTCCATATTCAGCTTCATGAAAGTAAGCAAATAAGAATCATGTAGTATTTCCTTTTTTCCTTCATGGTTTTTTGTAAAAATATAACTCTCGTTTTTCTTTTTGATTTTCCAACCATCATTCAATGCGTTATACAAGAATACCATTTTGTGAAACTTGTCGTTATCAACGGACAACACATGGGTTTTGTCTTGTTTATTTTCAATATTAATTTTTATTTTTATCGGTTCCACATCCATTGTATAATTTGTTCTTAATATTTCCAAGAAAAGTAATCTACAGATTTAAACTATATTTTAATTCTAAAAATTCTAAAAATGTAAAAAATATAATTATTATACA